CGGTCATCTGCTGTTCCCCTTCTCTTACCGGCTTGTGAAAATGGCTGGCAAGGGAAGCCTCCCGTAAGGATGTCGCAAGCCCATTCCCGCTTGTCTTGCTTGCTCCTTTTCGATTGTAATTTCCGCATACGCTCGGTGTCGGCAATAATCCGTTCTTTCGTAACTTCTTTGATATCCCCATAAATTAATGACTCCTTTCCGAAGTTCTTTTTTATTACTTCCTGGCAGAAAATATTATTATCGCAGAAACATATATTTTCATAATCATTTCCCCATACTATCTTGGCTGCCAAAGCAAAGCCAGCTATACCAGTAAACATATCTACGTGATTCATAATTGAATATCCGACTCAACTTCATTCCCCCAAACGTTCCAGCCTTCCGTTTTCTGACGTGCAAACAACTCAATACGAGATTTATTCCCGCATAATTTAACTATCAGTTCTCTTATCTCGTCAGGTTTTCTAGAATGTTCTCTTAGAGGAGATACCACAACGCTTGATATCTTATCACTTTCCTTTATATATTTTAACTTTCCTTTCATACCTATAAGACAACATTCGCAATTTGATTTTGTATAATGTCCTATCCCAAAAAACGGCTTACATTCTTTTTCCCACAATACAAGTTGATTTTTCTCTTTTTCGTGAACTTTAATCCAACTGAAACCAAGAGTTTTATACTTAAACCCCCACGCTTTTATAGTATCAAGTCCCTCTTGCAAGTTTGGGAATGTAACCCACAAAAAAAGAATACAATTTACATCTGATATTTTGCTTACTCGCAACGCTTTAATTTCTTCAATGTTCATGCCGGAATAGTACGGAGTAATCTTTCCATATTTACGCTTACCCTCGTTTTTATCTCTGTAATCCCAAGGCGGGTCTGCATATATTATCTGGTATTTTTTATTTGAGTCCATGATATTTTTTGAAGCACGGGAAGCAATACCCATAACTATTTATTTTTCTTATTTTCTTACACAACATACATCGACCTTTTCGTGTTTTTTTATTTAAGCCTGTATTCCCCTTGTCCATTTTCTTTAGATATCCTGCTCTCTATATCCCAATTAAATCTATGCTTCAAATCATATATTCTGGCAGCAACAGCCAAGTTCCGGCAGAATAGCCCTTTACGTTCCATAATCTCTATTGTATTAACCCATTGCCTCTCCTTGAGCATATTCAGTATGAAGGAACATTGAGTCCCTATTTTCGGCTCTACGGGCTGTTTTTTGGGCTTCTCTGGGGCAAAGACAAGAGCCTGCTGTATCATCGTAATAACCTCTCTAAATTCGACTTCTGCTTAACCTTTATATTCGCTTCATTCAGGAGTCCTATAAAATCCTCAATCATCTCTTTTGAGGGTTCTGGGAGAACATAATCTTTACTATCGGCTCCTATGCTTACAAACTCAGGACGTAAATCAATCATCCACTTAGCCAGTATATTAACGTCAAAGCTCATTATCGGTTCAATACTTACAAATATCCTATGCCCGCCCTGTTTAAACTTCTTCAAACCAGCATACCTATAGAACGGGGCCGGAGCATAACTTACCTTTGTAGTAAGAGAGGAAACATTCGTTTCAATAGTTGTACCGAAAAGAAACTTAATCGGAAAGACAGAAATAAATTTGAAAGCTTCAAGAGGATTCTTGCTCTGTATTACATACTCATTTTTAGGGTACTTCCGGCAATGAGTAAGTATATCCATTTTATATTCATTCGGTATCTGAAAAGCAAACAAGTCGCTCATGTGTTCGACAAATATTATCTTGCCAGCCCCGTAACTGCATTTCAATTCCGGCTTAACTATTTTCGGTGGTCCCTGGTAGCGCACGTTTATTCCAAACCTACTTCTCTGGACATAACAATACCCGCAACGATGCGGGCATTGACCGCCTAAGTGAGAATGAACAAATTGAACCCAATCGTACATATTCCCTTGCGCTGGTTTTAACGGCATAATGTAATCTCCTTTTTACAGAAAAAAATCAATATGGTGGTGGGTCGTTTTCGTCAGGCAAAACTTGTCCACTTTCAGGATCAAACTCTATATCATCAACTTTCCTGAAAGACTTAACTACTGCTTTCAAGTGTTTTATAACGTTCCCGTCTCTACCAACAAACTCATTCGGTTCATGTTTGATAACAGCCACAACTTCTTTCTTGACAACATCTTCTTCGTCAAACTGGTACTTCTGGTCGGGGTCTTTATCGTCCGCTTCAATACCGCAGGCAAAAAGTATCTGCTTCAATAGCCAACGTTTGCCCTTTATAAGAGTCGTATAAACGGGCATTTCTATACCTTCTTTTTTAGATTTCAAATCCCATCTGAAATAAGGATTACCACTCTTTGACTGATTTTCTCTTACGAGAACAACATCTTTGATTATCATAATGTGTTCTCCTTCAGGTAGTTTCTGTTTGCTTCTTGAGTCGCTTTCCCCTTCCATACCTACGCTAAACTTTTTTGCCATTTTACTTTTTCTCCTTTTGTTTGTTTTGATGGTTGCATATCTTAAGCGCTGGCAGAAATGCGTTTTCAAAATGTTCTTTTATAGCATTTTCAGTCAATAGCAGATAATTGTAAGCAACTTTATCTTTCGCTACAGCAACTAAACCAGCTCTTTTAACGTCTCTCTTTTTCGCTTCTCTATATAGCATAGTATAAGCTGAAGCCTGGTATTCGTGTTCTTCGTATAGTTTCGGGTTATCGGTTTCGCTTTTCTTACCGACATTACATTTACTGGTTTTCCAGTCTATAATTATCTCTTCTTTCCCGATTAAACCTATACAATCTATAGTTCCATTAAACTTATACTTCTCGCTTGTAAGAGCCATTTCTGCTTTTTTCAATTTAATTTCAGGATGCTCTTTCTTAAAAAGCATAAAGGATTTTAAAGCAGTTTTGACCTCTTCGACATATTCAGTTTCAATATCTACCCCTGACTTATCGATATTAGACTGAATAATTTTATGAATTATCTGTCCTATCTCTTTACCTTTTTTGCTTTCAGCATCGCAGAACTCTCTCGTGTTATTCCGAAACCAAATTTCCAACCCCACCTTTCGCAAAACCCCAAGAACCTCAGTAACAGATGGGCAAGTATTATCATACTTTCCGCTCATTTTCTACCCCCTTTTATTTTTGTAATTCTTTGTTTTTCTATGGCATTTTTTACACAAAACAATACCATTATTTAAATCCCACCTCCTTTTTTAATCCTAGAAGGTTTTACTAAAAAAACTTTTCCACATATCAAGCATTTTCTCTTTATCATAAAAACTTTATAAGTTTATTGTCTCCTTATTTTTTTTACCTTTCAACTTTTTAGTTTTAACATCGCCTTCATCAGACACAACAAAACCTTCCGTCTTATCCCTGCCCTCTTCTATTTGCAATATTTGCTTTGGCTTATGCTTTTTTAAAAACTGAACAAAAGATATCTTTTGCGGTACAGATATATGTTTATCAAGGGCATAGCGCTTTGCGTTTGTTAAAGCTGTTCTCTCTCCGAACCTTGCTTTCGGATTAAAAATACAATTACCCCATTCAGTCATTTTCGTTTTAGGATTTATACAGCCGATAGTCAGAAGAACTGCTTCGTCATTTAATACCTGATACTTAGGCTCAGTCCACTTCGGAGACCATTTGCTACTTTTGTCAAATTCAGTACAAGCCTTCAGGCCCCAGAAAGTTAATCCATCAACCTGGACGTTCTTGCTTTTAAAAGAGTAAGCCAGCTTGTCAATTATCTTACCCTTTATTTCTGCTAGGGAAAGCTGGGACTCCGCATCTTCTACAAGAGTCGCCATTGCCTTGCCATAACCATCAACCTTTTTCCTTACTGTAATCTTGCTTTTCTTTTCCTTCTTTGTTTTAGCCATCAATCCTCCTTATCAACTCTCTTGTGATACTGCTCCTGACAATCTGTATCTCTACAGAAAAATATTGTCTGGTTATGATTAACCTCTTCTATTATGGCATCGTCAATATCTATTGCAGAACCACACTCGGCGCAAGTAACTTTGCGGTTCTTGGGTTCCTTCGGCGTAAGGTTATGATCCCTGAAGTGTTCCATTTTTTACCTCAATCAATTTATTCTCAATAAGATATATCAGCATTTTTGCTCTGGCGTTTGCTTCGAAAGGTTCTGAAAACTCTATTATTTTAGTAATCGTGGAATTTCCTTCTTTTTTTATTTGCTTATAGTAACAAACATAGTGTCCGCCATTTCTTTCAGTTTTTATTCTCTCAATGCTGTCATCAATTATACCAATGGGCTTCATATAAGATGGCAACATTCCCCCTAATTCGCCTACGGAAAAGGCAGAGTAATATATGCTATTCCTATCAAACATTTTAGATGTTTTATATAATAGTACCCAATCAGGATTTAATTGCGAAGCACACCGCCAATAAAAGCCACATTCTTCCTTGCGGTTCACACCCAACTCTTTAAGTTTCTTTGCCAGTTCTAAATTACATACATATTTTTCCATTACCCTTCCTCCTGCAACTTCAGAAACAACTCTCTGGTAGCCCGGATATCATTCATCGCATCGTGAGCATCAAGTTCAATATCGTAATGCTGACAGGCAGTAACCAGCTTATAGTTATGCAACTTAATCAGCCCCTTATATCCCATATAGCTGAGCAATACTCTCGTACATATCTGAGTACCAAAATAACTGCCATAATATTTGTCGCCATTCTTCTTAAAAAACTCGCTCAGGAAGTTTGCGTCAAAGTGTACGTTGTGTCCTACCATAATAAATTTATCTTCTCTATTATACCTATCTATATGAGTGTCCAACATTCTCACGAAATATTTATAGGAAGCGAAGAAGTCTTTGAAAGGTTCTTGCGTTATCTCTTCCTCGGTTCTCTTGTTTACCTTGAGAGCTTCCGGCTCTATCTTGGCCCCCTCGAAAGGCTTAATCAACATATTGCCTTCACGTATAACCTTGCCGTCTATCTCAACTATATAGGCAAGCTGAACGATAGCATTTCTCTTTGGATCGGTTCCTGTTGTTTCCGTATCAAAATAAAATAATTTCACGTAACCTCCTAAGCCGGTTTCGCCAGCAACCCTCTGTTCTGAACAGCATATCTCCTAAAGGAAAGAATGTTCTTTAATGTATCAATTCTTCGGGACACCCTCTGTAATTTAATCAGAACATATTTATTAGTTTTTCTTCTTTCTATTATTCTATTCCTTTCTCTCTGAGCTTCTGCCAACATCAAACTAAAAGGACGGCATACAGAACAGACTCCGTGAGAATGACCGCTTGACTGCTTCCCATCCTTAGCTCCAAAAGTATCTCCGCAGTACATACAAGTACGATATAATACTTTACTTTCTTTTTTCATTTATATTCTCCTTTCAACAATAGGTGTCGCCTTTCGATAACCCCATATTATCTTTGTTATTTCTGATAGCTTGAATTTCTTAGGCTTCTGAGTTCCCTTTTTTTTGCGGTCAAATGAAGTTTTGTAATTAACCATAATATCTCCTTATAAAAAAAACGGCATGGGACCGGAACTGGCTTTGCGGAGCGCATTCCCGGAACCCATACCGTTACTCCCTGCAATAAAAAAAGACAGGAAGATTGCAATTGCCTCCTGTCTCTCACAATTTTTTGCTAAATTCGATTTATTTGCCAGTTTCACTTCTGCGCTCCGCTATATCTGATTCATTTTTCCAATATGTTGAATTATAACATAGATTCAGGAATTTATCAAGGGGTATTTAAAAATTCAAGGAAGGCGCTAATTATCTGAAGACTTTCGGTTTTGGTCTCGGCTCTTTTTTCTGTGCATAAATCTGACTCAATTCAAACGGAGTTAAGCCAACTCCTGTTATGAACTTAGCCCAGGGAGTCTTAGGTTTATAAACAACTTTCTTCTTCTCTCCTCTTACTTCAACTATGCCTTTTTTCACTTTCGTAATACCACTTATCGGGTACTGGAAACCACCAAGAGGGAGAGCGCCTAGAGCGCCTATCAATCCATATTTTCCCCAACCAACTTTACCTCTTTTTATCTGGCTACTAAGAATATTAAAACCTCTTTCAACTCCGGTTCTCACATCTCCCAGCCCTTTATAAAACATCGGGATCAGGAACCTAGAAGAAACACCTATCGTTCCAGGGAGTCCTCCAAGCATAAACTTTTCAGTCAAGGTTAATCTCTTCGGGTCTTTCCTGATATCAACAAGTCCAGTCTTATGAAGTATCTTTCTTCCGAAAGGTAAAGTTCCAGCTCCACCAAGCAGGAACCAGACAAGCATTGTTTTTATTTTCGTACTTACAGGCGCACGGGCAAACTTATTTATCCAATCCAGTACCCAGCGTAAAAATATAAATCCATACTTATTTACTACTGTACCTTCTCTACCCAGCAATGCTACTATAGTATTAGGGTTCCTGTAATAAGGCTTACCTACGTTAAACAAGAACTGGTACGCTTCCCGGTATGCCTCGTCTCCAGTCAATCCTTTATCTCTTGCAACCCTCAATCCTATCTCAAATACTCTCTTACTGCTTTCATTCTCAGACCAGTTGCCAAGTATATTTATATTATGCAACAATCCTCTTCCGGTTAATTGCTCTCCATAGAACGGACGGATTATTCCTTCATTTCTTGCCTTATCAACAAGAACTTTATACTCTCTGGGTAAAGGAGTCATAAACTTAAAAGGTTTATTTAACTTCGGAACTCTTGCCAAAGCCCACAAAGACTCAGTTAAATTCTGCACAACATAAGTTGTCTTATTCGCAAGCACCCAGAAATAAGTCAATGCTTTTGCTGCGTCTAAGACAACATTACCTTCAGTAACAGAAGATAAAGCATTGATATATTTTGTCGCCGTATTATATCTGAAATCATCTTTTATCTCTTTAGTAAGACCCGTTAAATCTTTTATCTCCTGCCGGAATCCTCTGTTTACTGCTGCCGTCGCTTTCCTCTCCATTCCCTCAACAAGCCCGTCAAAATCAACTCTATAACCAGCAAGGTTCTGAGAATGAATCAAACTGCTCATAAGTCCTGACATTGAGCGGTAAGCATTTATTATCTTCTGTCCAGCTTCAGACCTCGGATCAACACCAGCGTTATGAAGGTAATGAGATACTTCAACCATGCTACCGAAGGAAGGCATATACTTCATTTTGAGACTATGAGGTTTAACCAATACCCTAGCAGAAGGAAAACTCTGTTTTATTTTTGCCTGCATCTTATCAGCCCATACTTTATTGGGTACACGGGCCGAGAATATTTTCGTTTCTCCTTCTCCTGTTGCGTGCGGTTCGTATGCTTCAACCCAGAACTTACCATGAATCCTGTTGTGAGGAATCCAGTTCACATAAGGCAAAGTTTCATTAATCAACTCTTTAGTTTCTTTCCCAAGTATTTTAGTTACTTCGTCATAGTCTTTTATGTACTCTGTTCTTGTAACATACTTTCCGGTATTCGGGTCTAAGTGCCTAAACTTAACTCTCTCGTTCTGGTCTGTTATTTTAACGTCCCTGTGCATACGCTGTAATCTATCAAGAGTAATTTCAGTAACGCCTCTTCTCTTAACTAATTTACCTTTATTATTTGTATAAGTAAGATCATACCTTATACCATCAGACTTTATTCTTATACCAACTCTTGAATCAAGTATGTCTTTTATTATCTGCTCTTTGACAACTTTCCTCAATGATCCGAAAGCCCGGATAGCCTCTTTGTCCTTCTGAGTCATTGTACCCTTTTCAATGCCCGCATTTACCTTCGATATCACGTTATCAATATCGCCGTCCAGTCTTTCTTTCTTATCAGCCTCAACAAGTATCTCTGCAACCTTACTTTTATTCGTAGCTTTGTTTATGATCCTGATTGCCTCATCCACGTCGTTTGAACTTCTTAACTGCTTTACCTGGGCGTCAATAACACCTTCAGCAATAGGCTTAGAATCAGCATAAGAATATAAATAATTCTGAGCTAACTCCAAAGAATGAATAGCTTCCCCAAGCTGTTTATATTTCGTAGAAGTATAATCTTTTGCCCTATCGAAAAAAGTCATGCTATCAACCAAATCTTCTGGAGATATATCAGCAACCTCGCTTACGCCAAAATTCATTACGTCTTTTCTTTCCTTCCCTTTTATCTTCTCGCTTAAATCCTTTATTATATGTTGCTGCGCTTCTGGGGGAAGTCCACCTTTAACTTGCGGTTCAAAAGCTTTCAAATCAGCAATAGGAATGTCCAGCTTCAAATCTTTCTTTATCTGTTGCTGGGCTTCAGCCATTGTCTTAGCGCCACGCATAATTTGAGTGATCCGGTTAGCTTGAGTTTCCTCAATTTCTTCTTCAAATAATTTTATGTATTGCTCTTTTGCTTTATATTCTTTAGGCATAACTACGCCTTTAACTTTCCCTTTGTGTTCTACCAGTATCGGAGTATCAACTTTATCCTGGAACTTGAAAACAACATCTGAACCATATTTATTTACAAAGTAATCGTGATACTCTTTATTTAATTCTATTATTTTCCCATCAGGTTTCTTAAACAGAACCACAAACGGATTAACTTTACCAACAGGAGCAGGAACAGCATTTGTCGTTAATTTATCAACTGGAAGGATTGCTGCCTTCTTTGCGTTCTTGATAATTTCGTCAAAATGTTCATCAGGAACAGTACGCTTCTTTAGTTTTGGCAAACTCTGAACTGGCTTTGGAGCTTCGCCTTCTAAATCCATCATAGCTCCATCAGTCCAACCACCCCTCTTCTCTAATGTCATAAGCTTATCGGTTTGCGGTATATAAGCTTTCCTTGGAGCAGTTGGTTTTCTAGGAACTCTCAACTCTCCAATAACCATCTTCTCTGGAGTCTTTTTAACTTCTTTTAAAAACTTCCCTAAAGCTTCCTTGGTGTTCTTTATTTTAAACCCGCCGTCTATCTGAAACCCGACAAACTCTGATACTTTTTTCGGGACTTCAACAATAGCTTTCTTTATATCAGTAATCAGATCTCTCTTTCCTTTCGGGAATATAGTTACTTCTCTTCTTCCCGGAACAGGAGCCGGAGGTTTTGCTGGTACTTTTGCGGGTGGTTTTGCAACTGGCTTAACTGGAGGCTTAGGCACGGGCTTAACCACTGGAGGCTTAACTTCTGCAACCTGAATTGCTTCCCTGTAATGTTGCGCTCTGGTTAATATCTGTATCTTCTTATCCCGATCCACTATATCAATAGACTCACCAAGCAGTCTTTCCCTTTCATCTTTCAAATCCTGTATAAGCTCCTTATTACCCTTTATGCTTTCCCCGTAAGTCTTCGCCTGTTCAGGACTCCTCAAAATAGGGGGTTTTCCTACCTCTGGCAAAGTAGGTTTGGCGGGGGGTACAATAGGCTTTATTTTGGCTACAATAGGCTTAGCAAGCTCTTCAGTTGATATGACCTCTCCAATAGCAGGAACGGCAGGAATGGGCTTTACAGGCGGTTTTAAGGCTAATGGAGCGGGTTTGGGAACAACAGGGGGCCGGACTGTTACTTCTGGAACCGGAGGCTTTCCCGGAGCAGGCAACGCCAACGGCGGTTTAACCACTTCAGGTTTCGCCTTCTGTAAAGCTAATTTGATATATGCCGGAGCTATCTCTGTAGCCAAAGACCAAGCTGTATGGGTTACTGCTCCTTCAACTGCTTCTTTGGCAAACTTGTCTTCAGGTCTCTTTGACAATGCGCCTGCAATACCGCCCTCAAGAGAACGTTCAAGCAATCTACCCATTACAGGATGCCTCATAACCCAGCGCCCAAAAGCAGGAACTTTCCTTGTTATCCCACCCAGAACACTCGGTAATAAATTCCTCATAGAAGTAACTGAAGCTATATACATAATATTCCGTTCACGTGGAGTTACAAGATAACCCGTTCCAGCACGTGGAGGATATTTCATTTCAAATTCCTTAGTAGCAAGGTTCCTTGCTCTCTCAGCCAACTTCTTCTCTTGTTTTGCTGTATAATCAATTAAAGGTTCTCCAATCATTTCAGGAGATATAAACCTTGTTTCGGTAGGAATCCCAGCACGAGTCCATTCAAGTTTAGGAACTTCTTCAGGAATCTCAGGCGCTCCAATCTCAACTCTTCTTTCAGCCGGAACTCTCGGCTTAGGCACTCTTATTTTTTCAGCCCGTAGTTTCCCGACTCTTTCTAAGGCTCTCTGTAATAGTTGTTTTGGAACTGATGGTTCGGGAGGTTTTTCTATGATAGGATCGGCGAGAACTTCTTCAGTAGATAAAATTTCATCACCGAAGAGTTCTTCCGTTGAGAGTATCTCTTCTTCTCCGAAAAGTTCCTTGGTTGTTACTATTTGGTTTTTTGCCATCTATCATTGCCTAAATATTTGAATGTTCCTCTTTTCGTAGTTACTTCGTCGCCTACTGCATATTTCTTGCCTTTTTCAACAACAGCGACTTTTTTGCCTTTAGGTTCCAATCCCCAGAACTTCTGCCACCCTGACTGGTCTTTCGCAAGTTCTGCCAATTCAAATCTGTCAAAAGGGATATCTGGATTAGAAGCTGTCCAAAGTCCTTCAGCAACGTCCATTGCTGATTCAAACCTCTTGCTGTATAATTCTATTCCGAGTTCATCATCGTTATCAATCGCCTCTTTGTAAGAAGCCCAATGCTTACCCGCTACGTCCATCATTTCTTCAAAGCGGGGATCGGTTCTCTTTTTGACTTCTTTAGTCGGTCTGCTATATGTAATGCCCTTATGAGTAAACTGAGCAGGCTCAAGTCCCTTTGGTATTTTCGGCGGTTTAATTCTTACTCCCGGAGGCAATCTTCGTCCTCTGGATATCGCCCTCATAACATCAAACTCTTCTTCAACTGTAGGCGCTCTCGGAGCCGGAGCTTCCGGTCTGAGATATCCAGCCAAACCAGTTTCTTCAGCAACGGGAACAGGCCCCGCCATCGGCCCAATAGGCGTTGGAGGAGTAACCTCAAGTTCTCCTGTAGCCAATAAATCTCTGTAATAATCTGATATGGCTTTCTGTTCTTGCTGTTTCGCAAGTTCTTCTTGCATTATTGCACGATGTACCCAAGGCATTGCTCCTCTTGCTGCCCCACGTAAACCTAGTAATATAGATCGCCGTCTTGCCATTGATATATACCTCCAAGAATTAAGTTAAATATTGTAATTCCAGTTCTCTTCTCCTCGATTCCTCTTCCTGACCTTTTAGCCACTTAGCAAGCCTTGATTCATAACCATATTGTCTTTCAGCCCGTGCCGCTTGCTCATAAGGTAAAGCAGCCTGCAATCCGAACTGCTGTTGCTGTCCGGCAAGCGTTGCTCCTTGTAAAGCAAGGTCTCTTGCTAATTGAACTGACAATGCTGCCCGTCCACCCATAGGAGTTCCGGCTCCAGCTACCCGTCTTGAAATTGCTCCCTCACCCAAACGTCTCTGTTGTGCTAATACTCCTGTCTGGGCCGGAGTAAGTTCTCCAGATAAAAACTGCGCTAACGTTGCCTGTCTCTGCGGAGCAAGAGGAGAAGCATACGGAGTATATTCCTCTGAAAAAACTCCTGGTTGATACTTCCCGATTATTTCTCTAGCTCGCCCCCGTCCTTTTTCACGCTCGGTTAATTGCCTTTCTAATGTTTCTTCTTCTGCTTCTGCTCCTAAGTATTCTGATAAAGCTGATAATCCAATTGATAAAGGAATCCACCATGCCATGTTAAGCCTCCTTAGTTTTTTTTCATCCAATTATAATCTTTTATGTTTTTTAATTTATCTTCTACAGAACTTATCATTTGCTGATTAGTTTTTTCTTGCAATCCTACCTTCTGTCTTAATTCATTTATTTCATCCTTTAGTATAATTACTATTGCTTCTAATAATTTCGGCCCAAAACTTCTATATAACTTTTCCCTGTCTGCCATTATTGCCACCATCCCCTGACTACAATCCATATATTTTGAAATGCTAGGTTTTCTCCGATGTAACTTATTCTTCCGCTGCTGTCGCATGGTACGGTTAAGTCATAGGTAATAGGTACGCTGCCTACCTGGGTTACAGCTTCGGCTATATTGTAACCGGTATCGGATGAGCCTTTTTTGAAAAACCTAATATAGCTGTTTTCAACATCATCCTGTACTGTTACTCTTAAAAGAACTGCTGTCGCTGTCGTTGGAACTACCCCTAAACCTCCAGAACCTAAATCCAAGTCGTGGGTGTCTCCGTCAGTATCTATAACCGATTTATCTCCAGTTTCGTGATAATCATAATCAGTTGCTCCAGTTCTTTCAGTAAATTTATCTATTCCATCAACATAAGTCTTTACAGCTTTCTCAGTAGGAAATAAATTATCGCTATTATTTGCTAAAGTTCCATCAGTCGATACCTTTGGAACACGATATAAAGTATTTTTTATCTTAGCATACAATTGTCTGTTTCCAGAACCATCATCTAAAAATAATATTTCTCCTTCCCGGAGTTGCTCTACTACTGGAGTAGTGTCTGAAACCCTATGCTTTATTGTCTGCATATTAGCGAACAGGATTGTAAGAAGATTATCCAATCTCTCTATATCCTGAGCATTTTCAAGTTTATTTATTTTATAAGGTTTTTCCATTAATCGTCAATATCCAATTCCCGTACAGGCTTCCACATTACATCTAGTTTGTGCAATTCCCAATTAGCATCTTCTGAGTTCTGTCTTATTTTAAACTTAACATATCTACCCCGTACTACTCCTGCAAAAACTTTATTTACTGTCTTTACAACTGATTGTAAATCTATCGTTACATCTACATACGCTGCATCGTCAAGCGAATAGGATAAAGTCCAGTCTGCATCTGATTTAGAACTTACAAGATACCGCCTAAGTAATTTAACCATAGGCACAAGTTCAAATTTCTTTGTTTCAAACCAGCTATCAATATCCGTCGTATCATCCTGGGTTCCTATTTCATTCAACCTCACAAAACCATCTGACTCAGAAGTTCCTGAAACAAGATTGTCCTGGTCTATAAAGTATATGTTATTATGTTTGTTGGTTCTCTTAGGTAGCCAATATCCTTCTTTGTTGTACTGAAACACAATATCGTTTTCAGAACTGCCTACAGCAGTTACATTCAATTTATAAAGGTCTCCCCATACGGCAGCACAAGGAGCTACAAGGTTCGGGCCTGTATAATAATTTATTTGCACACTACCAACTATAGGAGTTCCACTATACAATACTGAATTTATTCGCACGCTATATTGAACCCATTGATTCAAAGTTACAGTTGATACAATATTACCTGGAGTTTGCTGATACCACGTTGCAGCCGCAAGACCGCCTTGTGTAGCTGCTGATCTCATCCACCACGTTATTGTTTGTCCATCAGCTACATAAGCACTATCAAACTTTCCCCATGAATCAGGCGTTACTCCTAAATCTTTTTCTACAGACCAGTATTCTACTCCAACATATCCCTGATGAAGTATTGGAGTTGCCCCTGAATCCGTAGTAGTAAGAATAGCTTTCCACTGGAGATATCTTCTGACAGTAGAATTTATAACTCCGTTATTTTCTCCAGCCGAACCGATATTTGTCCATGAATCCCAACTCGTACCATTAGCAGAAGACCTCGTTTGAAAAGTTATTCCGGTGTTTGCAGGAACAGTAATCTCAGCAGCTAAATTCCCAAAAGAATTTGGAGTAAATCCAAAATCTAACGTTTGAGTTGCAATGTTACCAGTGGAACGATAATATGGAGCATATACTTCAAACTCAGCAGTCCAAAAAACAGTAGTAGTGCAATAAAGTCTTAAATACCTATAAGAAATTGCATTTTGCTCATAACCATAATATGTAAGAGTTGTATCTACAACTTGAGTTTCTAACGTTGTCCAATCAATATCATTATTTGAACCCTGAATAAGAATTGTCGGTGTTCCTTCATTCCCTCTCATTTTCACATAAATATACCCTATTGTTTTTGAAGAACCTAAATCAACTTTCCACCAGTAAGGAGATGGAGTGCGATTTATAGCATAAGTATTGACATTTCCATCATTACCATTGGCAGCGGGATATCCGGGAAAATCTGAATTTTGACTAGCAGGCTGATTCAATGCTAAATTAGTTCCAGCATTATATTGAGCAAGTTTTACATCTCCCGGACTAAGATCAGTATTTACTTGCGACTTTGTGCCTGCGTCCCAATCTGCCTGAGAAGTTTGCGGAATAGCTTTTAATTCATCGTCAGCAGTATTTACAAGTTTTGCTCCGGCTGTACCCGTATCAAACTCAGTAGTCGTTGTTTGTAACCATTGCCGGATATTATTTTTTAACTGCGGTAATTCCAACATATCGTCTTCTATATTATCAGAAAGTATCTCGGCATTATTTCCATCAAAAGCAACTACTCCAACATTAGACAAATATACTAGTCGTCCAAAAAACTCTTTCATTGTCCGGTGATATAAACAACCAAAAGTTGTATCAGCCCTCTTAGCTCCCCATTCCGTTATATCGCCTACAGTAGAATATCTATACATACTATGAGCCTTACCTACAATGACGTAACCATGATAGCTTATTATACTCGTAATATTTTCTCCATCATCTTTGCCAACAAAATCATAATTCAACCCATATTCCGGTGTCCAGTCTTCAGGTTCAAAAGGTTCAGTCCAATAAAGACCATTACCATTATCATCAGACTTTGCTATAAACAAGCGTTCTTCATGTTCGATAATAAGTTCCCCGCCTGAAGGAGTATTAGCGTCTCCTATTTGCTCATAAATAGCATATACCGAAGTTGCATCAATGGGATTAGTAAACGCTACGCTAACAGTAACAGTATCGGTAGCTGCGTCAAAGTCGGATATCAACCTGACTTCTCCAGAATTGGTTCCACCCGTAATAGCGAGAACTCCTCCATTCCAATAATCATCTACTTGAGTCAAAGCTGAATCTACCAGCGTCGTAGTAGAACCACTATCAGCTGTACCAGTTTGTTCTTCATTAACAGTCGTTCCATGTATTCTCAACATCTTGACATTAGTAAAGCCTGTATTTGTTATTACCGGATATTTCCCATTCACTACCCACAAATCATCAAGATACTGAACCATCTCAACATCAACAGTAGAATCAAACGTTAAATCAGCCCCGCCAATTTGATATGCTGTAAACGTTCCTGATCCCACAACAGAATAATAAAGCTTACCACCGCAGGCAATGACATAATATCTGGTCCCGCTTGCCAACACATAGAGACAACCGCCTCTTACGGGATTTGCCCCCAAAGTAACGGAATTATATTTTTGGTGTCCGGCAACCTTTACTGGAACGTAATCAACGCCAAGCTGTATGTTTTGTCCATTAGAAAAAGCATTTGCGGGTATTTTGGTGTCCCGGTAGGAGTGCCAACCTTCCTTGAAATCTTCTAGTGTTAGAATTTCTACGCCATTCATTTATTGTACTATCCCCACAAAGGAAGCGGGAAAGTATTAATACCTTCCCTCTGCTTCAATAAAGTAAACGTTCCCAATTCATCATCAAACTTCACATTAGTTTTAATTCTTAAATCTCTTATACCTTCTTTAAAGATTTTCTCATGTTCTTTATAAAGCTCATTCCCATCTTGTAACATAAATTGCCATATTACATAGGTAGCAATTAAATCGTGATACTCTTCAAGTATAGTTGTGCCATTAAAAGGTACGCTATCAGTATCAGTCAAATCAGTAGGCTTCAAAGCATACTCTTCAGTAATAACAGTTCCGGTTGCGTTCGGTTTATAATACAAGCCATAAGTAGAAAATGTCTTATAATAGTTTGTCGGTGTACCTTCGCTGTCCACCCAGGGAGCGTTAATCATAGCAGCAGAAGCCAGTATATCCAAATCATCTCTGGATATAGGATATAACCTCTTATCATCATAAGTTATCCTGATCCACCTTAAACAATTTGTCGGTTTTGTATATTCAGCCTGAGAAGCAACCGAAGTAGTTGAAGTATCTGTTTGCCTCAAGCAAGCCGTAAATCCAACAATCTTACGCTGCCCGATATTAGCCATTGCAAGATACTCGGCATCAGTCCAATGTCCTGAATCTACTACTGCCGTACTCGGTTCTTTCAATGTTTTCTTTATAATTGAAAAAAGGTTTCCCCAGGTCATTTTATTTCTCCTTACCTTACAACGTAATCTGCCTGAACATCTCTATCATCTACAGCGCCAAGCGTTCCCTTGTCTTCCATAGAAGCAAAAGCTCTCCTTGTTTCATCGTGAGCGTTCATATTTCGCTTCCAATCAGCAATTTTCTTTATAACAGGAACTCTATCAGATACTTTAACAACTTCACCCGTAACCTTATCAACTTTATACGTTCCTGTTTTGCTCATATTGTTACCTCTCTTTATAAAAAAAATTTATGAGTGCTATTGGGATTTTTAATTAAAAAACGCAGAACCCCTGAAACTGCGTTAAAGCTCAAGTTTGTATTAGGTTAGGCACTTGCTCCACACATAATGCCTATGCCGTACATTCCATTCAAGACCTTCGCTTCAAACCCTGCCTGCCAACCGCAACTTCCATACAACGGAATCGGCTGTCCAAGCTGTTCAGGCGTTCTGATATAAATTTTCTTCGCCTGTCCTTCAAGCTCCACAACGCCGTAACACTCTTTGCCTAACATACAAGCAATATGTACTGCGCCGGAACCATCCTGTTCACCACCCGCAACGCTCTCTCGGTACAACTGCGTGGTCCCAACAAATCTGTTACCGAACCACTTCCCGATTTCGCCCTCATAAAGAGAGTCCACTTTATCTTTATAAACGGCTGCATCCACCCAGGTTGTATCACCCATGAAGTCGTATTCGATGTCGGGATCAACAAGAACTATATTGTAGCCCTTTTCGTATTTCAACGATTTCGCTCTCTTCATGTCCCTGTTTGCTAACCGGATATTTCCCGTAGTAAGAACATCGCCAGCAACTATTCCAGTACCTACAACAAGACGATACTGAGAAGTTGAATCATTGGCTTTCGGCATCGCTGCAAAAGTAACCGTCCCTGTCGCATTAGCAAAATCTGTAACCTTCCGGGTTTCGCCGTAGTTCGTTCCAGCCGTAATGGTAATAAATCCACCATTCCAGTAGTCATCTGCCTGCGTTAGCGAAGCATCAACCAATGTAGTCGTGGTTCCGCTATCTGCCGTTGCCTCGACCTGGTAATTTGAATCACCATCAGCCCTACGTCTGCGGATTCCTGTCGCAAGGGTTTTCATCGTGTAGTAGTCCATGCTCTCGCCAGCCTGCTGCCCTAAAATATCTGCCTTCTCTGATACTTCAGGATCAATCGAAGTTACGGAAGCAAGCGCACTAATAGTTACAAAATCGCCCCAAAGGGCAACTGTTGCCGCCGTTTCCTCGATATTCAACTGCTGACGGGTAGCGACGCTGATACCGCCATCTACCGTCTCGGTCAATGCTGATGTCTGTTTGTTAAGGGGAGTGTATCTTGTAAAATATACTGTCTTACCTTTAGCCTTCGGTAAAGACCTCTTCTGAGCAAACTGGTATGCTGCGAGATTTTCCTTCGCTCGGAGCAGAAACCGCTTGTCATAGTAGGCTTGTACCAAAGGAGGTAAGGTACTATATACTGTTAAACCTGCCATACGCTTATTACCTCTCTAGTTTTTTTAGATTTGCCGTACTGCTTTGAAAAGTAATAAGATTACTCCGAGGAGGTCTTTACTTTGTTTAGGTTATTTATCCCAAATGGTCTTTATTGGAATAAGCCTATTTTACCGCTCTGCACGTGGGACTTTCTTGGTAATCTTCTCCAAATCCTCTAAAGAGGTTGCGCTTGCAATTTTCTCTTCGAGAGATTTTGTACCAACTCCCGGCGTACCTTTATGTTCACTATATGCGCCCTTTTTCTCTTCTTTCTTTTTGCTTTTATCCTCTGCGTTTTCCTTCTCTTCTTCTTGCTGTTCAATTTCATATATAGCCAAAGCCTCTTTTATTGTCTTCAGGTAAGGTCTCTTTTTGGCTATCTCAGCAAGTTTAGGTTTTATTTCGTCCCATTTATCTTTATATTTATCCAATGACTTGAGATGTTTTTCTTCTTCAGCCCAAGTCTTTTCATTTTCTTTCTTTGAACTTTCAGCCTTGATTTCTTCTCTGAAAGCTTTAAACAACTGCTTCATTGTCGCAAGAGGATTTTTGTCCCACGCCTCTTTAAACTCAGCAATCGTTTCTTCTTTCTCTTCTTCGGTTATTTCCCCCTTCTTTTCCTTCTCTTCAAGTTTTTCTTCCAGCTTACCTATTGTTTCCTCAAATTCATCCAATCTGGCTTTAAGTTTACCTTTCTCTGACTCTGAGCTTGACTTCGCTTTCTCCGCTTCCGATCCCCATTTTACAACATCTTCCCAATGCTTGAACTTATCTGGAATATTAAACTTTTTTCTTTCATCATCCGAAATTTCAGTTTTCTCTTCTGCTTCCTCTTCTTCCTCTTCTGTTTCCTCTGTTTCTTCTGTATCTTCCGTTTCCTCTTCTTCTGTTTCTTCTTTTTCTTCTTTTTCTTCTTCTGAGTTGGTTTTTCTTACGCTCATTTTCTTTCTCCCTTTTTAAATTTTTACTTCTTCCATATCTGCGGGGCATTGCAATCAGGACAGCACTTCTGCTGTTCAACTATGACTGCTTTGTTACCCGGATATTCAAAACCACATCTGCTGCAAGTTACAACCTTCCCATCGGCTTTTTCTTCTTTCGGCTGTTCTGCCTCCGGTTTCGGATCGTCCTTTTTCTTATCTTCCTTCTTCTTTTCTGCCATAATATCACCTCCCCTCTATGTTAATCTCTCGGAACGTCTTTTGTTGCGTTATCAAGTTCCTTGAGGTTCTTAGCAGAATCTATTTTATCCTTTACCTTGCTACCCGCAACCTTACCGGATATCACTTCAAGTTCAGCCCGCATAGGCTTATTATCATCGTACATATCCCTGCCGACTTCCCTGACTTTTCCGGTAAGCATTATTGTAACCTTACCATCAACTGTTAAACCGGAAATACCTTTTATGTCTTCAGCATACAGCCTTATAGTATGAGGCATCTTCTTTGGTTTCATCGCTTCAACTTTTGCCATGATTTAGCTCCTTTTTGCCATACGTTTTTGTTCAGCAAATTCCCTCTCAACTGCTGGCCCCTTAACCTTCGCTCCTTTTCTTACCAGATAAGTAGCAAGACCAAAAGGTTCATCAATTCCCTTCTTATGCCTCAACCTTTTCGCAAGTATATCACGCTTTGCCCTTGCTTTTTTACCTCTAGCAAAAGCGCCCTTCTTGCTTAAATAGTTCGATAGCTTACTCATACAATTATCTCCTCTTATTATCTAACACAAGATTATTCCAGTCTTCTATTTTCTTCAGGAAAGTCTTCCAAACTCTAATTTCACTCTTGCTAGAATCCTTCTCAACATTTACAATCGTAATATTTACTTTTTTAGTCTTAGCATCAGTTTTCGTTTCTACGTTGCTGATAGACATATCGGTTGCATTGCTGAGAATTTTGTTTTGACATATTTCAATACGCTTATTAATCCATTTAACAATATTCTGAAAACCTTCAGTCTTCAAAATTTTAACAATATGCTCTGCTTCTGCAAGTAAAATAGTTTCTTCGCTCATACTATCTCCTCTGCGGGCGCTCCGGGTACTTTAGCAACTGACTCTTCAGTAATTCTCTCGGGGCCACCCCTAGGCTGTTCCTGCGGAGGAGCGCCTGTCCTTGCCTGTTGTAATATCTGCATTAACTGCTGATGTTCCATTATATGCCTAAAATTTAATTGCTGTAATTCTTCTGGTAATTGTAATTTTTGATGTTCTATCATGTGGAAAGGATGATTTTCCATTAACTTAGCGTGTACCTCAATTCCCTGTTGCATCAAAAGATTTTCGTCTGCTGGAGAAATTAAAGTATCTTTCGGCTGAGGTAAAATTATATCGTCATTATCGCCAACATATTTCCATATCTTTGAATACAACTTAGGTAAATCGACAATACCCGGAGGCGCTCCCAAAGAAATATTTAAAAAGTTTATCAACTGCTGCCCCTTTACAACCTTATTCTCCATCTGGGTTACGCCCAAGGCAATAATATCTAAATCTGCTGTTAGAGCATCTCTTAAACTTCTTTTCTTATTAGTGTCTGTTCCCAAAAACTCTTCAGCAGCAGGACGCCCAACTATCTTAATAAATTTCTCTCTTTCAAGGAACTGCAAGTTGTATGCGTAATTCCTGCGATAAAAAGGTATCAAAACATAATCTTCTATTTCCCGCAACTTCGCAAAAACGTCTCTTGCAGAAGCATTGCCCTGTCTGGTGTACTCCGTAGCAGTAGTATCATATCTTGCAGGCAAACCCTGGAGAGATACTGTTGCTCCTGATCCCTGCCGGATATTTTCTTTTGACATAGCAACCGCTTTAAGCCCTTCCTGAGAAGTATTTGGCGGTCTTTCAAACTTAACCGCATCGACTCCAGCTTTAGAACGAATAATACCATTTGGTCTTGACTTTAATTGAGTATCAGATATTTCAGCCAACTCATCTACTATTTTCATGCAGTTAAGTATCTGAGTTATATTATCCATTATCTGATTCGTAAAATCGTTAAGAGCAATCTGGTCTTTCTCTGCTAACTGCGGTACACCCATACCGAGGCTTGTACCTTCTATTGCGTCCCAGCATACCCAGAAGAAAGGTTTTTCCTGTTCATCAAAAGGATTCGGATCAAGTCTTATAATGTGTTCCTGATTCGCCAACGTTATTACGCTTTCTTCTTCCAAGCCGTCTTTATCTAAATCAAAATTACACCAAGATTCCAATAACTCGAAACTATCTTTACCTATTTTATAACCAGCCGATAGTCCCGTAATTTCCATAATATGAGACCAATCGCCTGTTACGCTTTCAGATTCGCTTTTATCCTTTTTCCCCTTCACATCTTTGAGTCTGTCTATCCCGTAATATATTCCGGCTTTCTCAAGGATTCTCAAGTGATTCCAGTTCACCATATTTCTTTCAATAATAGCGTCCTGTTCATCCCAAGGTTTATAATAATTCCAGTACATAGTCCGGGGGTCTTTAACCTGAAAATCTATATTATCAAACATAGTCTTCAGCGACTTCTTTATACCTTCAACATCTTCGCCATTGATTTTCTTCTTTAACTTATCCCTCTCCGCTAAACTAGCAAGTACATATTTTTCTTTCAACGCCCAGGGAGCCTTTATCCAAACAAACCCGTATTTTATAAGACTCTCCAATAATTTTCGTATCTTCCTGCGGAGATAAATCTTCTTATGTTGCCAATCCATAACTATAGTATGAATTTCAGCTTTCTTATTATCACTATCCCCGCCAACACCTTTAAGTTTAAATGGAGTAGCTTGACTAAACAAAACTTCATCAGCAAAATTTATAAGAGTCTTACAGGCACGTCTTGTCTCTGGAGGGAAAAGATTTGCTGCCCCTTTATAGAACTGTTCGGTTGTTATATTATTATATAGCTTATCCCACTTAGCCCACTTCTCCTCTAGCCCATGTCTATCTTTATAAGTCTTATAGGCTTCGAGAATAAAAGCTTTTGCTTCTTCTTCCAAGCCTTCTTTATGAGTTAATTCTTTTTCGTCAGCCATTTTATTTTATCCTTATAAGTTCAGCCGTAACGTTTATAGTTACGGCAATGATAGTTTACGGCAATGGAACTAAGGGGCCAATTTCCCATCAATCCATTCGTCATAGACTCTGATGTCATTCGTCAATGCGCTTGTATCATCATCGCCGCCTACTATGTAATACGCTTTCTCTGTAGTTAAAGGAAAAACATTATCCGCTACAGCACTTCCCTCATTTGCTGCCACTCCTGCTGCATCTGCTGTTGAGGCTGGACCAATATACATACCCTGAGTTCTGATCTTCGTGTTCGCAATTGCTCCAGTACCAAAACTTGTGTCAGTAATAAAAGCCCCGTAGGTACTGAGATTTACAAGATAGGAACCAGAAGTCCTTCCTGCTCTCAATTCAACTGTTTTGATTGACTTTGTTGAAGGAGCCAAAGCGTATGTCGTACAATCCGTTGCTAAAACCTCTTCATTTAGCTGGATATAACGATTATACTGCCTCGCTTCTGTTACCTGAGTTACCATAAACATAATAGCAATCAGGACAAACACAAACAGCAAACTCTGCATAAAACCTTTAAACGAAAACCTCATTTTATATCACCTCCCATTTTAAAAACCTATAGAGACACCAACCTCAGATGTTTCATTGAGATTGTACCCTGCCTTAATTTTAATTGATTTATAAATCCTGCGTTTAATTTCAAATCCGATATAACTATCGGTAAGATTATAATCTGCCCCAATCTCCCAATTAACGCTTTTCAAAACTTCTTCTATTGAAGGCGGACTTATTGGTTCTATAGTTTTTCCACCAGCCTTCTCTATCTCAATAACTCTTTCAATTACTTCATAAAACCCAAGGTTCGGGCCTTCAATTATCTTAACTTTAGGTTTTTCGCTGGTATCAACTATATCAACCTCTTTTTCAAATACATCTACAAAACTTGATTCCGGTTTTTTATACGTTAATTTCTTCTCAGTAGCCTTAATCTTGGTTGCAGGCTCTTCAACCACTCTAGGATTTTCAATTATAGCACGATTGGTTTTCTCTTTTTCAATCTGTTTCTTCAATTCATTGCAAGTCCTTATATTCTGAGTTACAAGCCCCAGAACCAAAATAACTAAACCAACTATTCCATACTTTTTTAACATAACGCCTCCTAGTAATTATAAATTTTCCTATAAAAGCTTAATCCGTCCTTCATTCCAGAATGAACGAAAATATTTTCTAATCCTTCTCCGGCTTTACGCTGATACCAGCCAACCTCAGTAAATCCACAATGGGCTGCTATCATTGAAGTTTTATACATATCAAAATCACAACGAAAATCACAAGCATTAAATTTATCAGTAGCAGAATCAAGCAAATGCAAACTACTCCAAACAATATGGGATTCCCAAAATTCTTTGTAACGTTCCTTATATATCTGAATTTGCTTATCTCTGCATCTAGCTCCGCTTGTAATCCATATGGGAGCATTTATAGCAATGCGGAGTCTCTCTAGGTTTTGAACAACCCGCATATTGATTTTGAGTTTTATAACGTCAGGATTGGAAAGCTCACACTTTCCACACCGACAAACAAATTCCGAAGCCCAAAAATGCTCAGATAGTTTGTGATCCATTTTTTATTTTGGTTCAACTAAAGATTTTTTCAAACTTGCAATTAAAGAAATAGCCTGTTTAAGCATATCAACAAAAGCCTGCCCGCCAATATAAACGCCAGTTGTGAGCATTATCTTCATCCCAAGACTCTCTATCATGGCCGGAGCAAGCCCCAGCTTAGAACCGCCAATATAAGTAATTACCAAACATACAAGACCTACGCAAAATCCGATTGCCTTTTTACTTTCCTTAAATTTCTTATCCACGTTTACCTCCATTTATAATTTTATATATAGCTTCAGTTATTCCCTCTAATTTAGATAATCTAGTTTCCTGATTATCTGTTCTCTTCTTTTCAGAATCTATCCTCTTCCATACTGCTTTTTTAAATTCACTAAAATTATCAGATAAATGTTGAATATCATTTTCCTTTATTTTTTTAGCATCTCTACCTTGCAAATGCGTTCTTAGCAAATTATAAAGAACCATCACAATACTTATAAGAATAAAAGCATTTTGAAGCGTAAAATATTCTTTCACTTATTCTCCTCTATTCCACAATATAGGTGGATGTTCAAAATAATTCACAGTATTACAATTTGTACCATTCAATCCGTTAGTGCTTCTATCTATCCAAGAAGTTGAGCCTTGTCCATCATCAAGAGGTTGGTAAAATATAACTCTTGTATCAGGAATTATTTTTCCTTCCAACACGTTATTAATTTGTTGAGTTGATAACTCTACATTCCATAATCTCACTTCAGCCATTGCTCCGGCTCTACTATTATTGAGATTAATGTTGTTAAAAATAAACATATTATTGTCTAATACCCAAGTTGCTTCCATGCCTGGGTAATCACCTATGGTTTTTGTTGGCGTTATAACACCATCTACAAAAAAATGAAATCCACCTATTATCCCGGAACCATCATGAGTAACACAAATATGATGCCATACATTATCATAAGTTTCTATATTTAAATCTCCATAACATAATATAGCATCTGAGCCATTATCTCTCTGTGCATAAAATTCTACATTACGCTCACCACTATCTCTTGCCTGTGTCCTTAAATACCAGCCATCTTCTCCAACTAATTCTATTTTTGATAAAAATGTTCCGTTAGCCGACGCAAGTTGCTCTCCATAATACCAAAACTCAATAGTAAAAGCTTGGTCATAATCAATAGCATCTAAAACATCACTATTGCCAACTGCAATAGCGTCATTAGTAGTGTTATCTACTCTTGCGGCTCCCATTACTATATTATAACATAGCAATAGAGCTATTAATACTTTATACCTCATCCCGTCGTTCCTCTTAATTTCCTATATAAGTTTCTTTATCAGTTTTATTTAACCAACCTATCAATAAATAAATTGACAAAAATGCTATATTCTCTATTAGAAAAAATATACCTAAAATTTGCAGTAAATTCATTTTATCCCCTCAAGAGTATTTTCAATAGAAGTTTTTTCTGCTCTTAAGGCGTCAATTCCCGGCTGATGCGTAGATTCTAAACTTGCAATCGCTGTTAGATATTTCTGATATTCTATTTCAACCGCATCGTTATAAGCTTTGAGAGCGTCTTCCAGTAGATTATCTACTTTTTTAAGTTTAGCCATTTCTTCAACATAAGTATCTTTTTCTTCTGTACTTACTGAAGTCTGGGAAATAACTACTGACGCCACCAAGCTTAACAAACACACAACTACCGCAACCAATACTAACTTTTTCATATTAATCCTCCTCTATTTTAAATGATAAAATTTTTACATCTGCATCAAAATTAGCGTCTTTTATAGCGAATGTAGAATCCACAGTAGTAACATGAAATCTAAAGCATAACATATCTCCTGCGGTTGGTTTATTAGAACTCCATGCAAGAGTATCTACAAGAAGTTGCCCTGATGTTCCAGTTGGATTGATCGATATATTCCCTAAATCTGTAAATGTATCATCCCAATCTTCGCCATGTGCCTTAGCTTTAACTCCTACATTCATAGTTGCTACTGCTCCAGCTGTTTCTGTAGTATCTAATACAGCATAAGATGTTATCGTTAAATTTCCACCTGCATAAAAAGATGGACACGGCACTTGCCAATAAGCATATTCAGTAGTGCCAGTAGCTAAGGCATCAAATTTTAATACATTATCTACGCAATCCGGAGTAGAATCCCCTCTCGTTATTTTTTCTAACCTAGCATATTGAGAATTTGGGAGTTTCGCTGAACCGGGATATAAACTCATAACAGCTTTTCCACTACCACTTGATGCAGTTGTTTGCTCTGAGCCATCAGGATATATTACCCTATCAGTATTTATGCTACTAATATACATTTCGTACCCTTTGGCATAAGATTTTTCTCTAGCAGTTTCAGTTGATACTAATATATCATCAATATATTTATTAAGTTTTTTTTCATCTCCTTGATATATCCATCCACCATTAAAAAAATCACTACTAGTTCCAAATTCTATTCTGGCATCTCCATTAGCTGAATTTGGCCATAATCTTATTATAGCATTTTTATAATTTTCCGATGATTTTAATTCTACAAGTATAGAACTCGAAGCATGATTGATATATACACTATTAGCTTTTACAGCCAATTCAGTAGATATTACAAGGCAAAAATTTCCAGAATCGTCCGTTATGTATCTGGCCGATGAGCCGAACGAAACATTTTTTCCTGTTGCTATTTCTACATCTCCATTATTAGTTTGTTTTCCTGCTACTGTTGTACCATCTGTCAAATTTGTCTCTTTTAAAGAAATACTAGAATCAAGACTAACGGTAACATTCCCTTTTCCACTAGCAGGAGATATACCTATATTTGTTCCTTCAGTAATTTCGGTAACAGACACTTCTTCTCTTAATGCAGGAAAATGTAAATGAGAATCATAAACTCCACCCATTACATACGATAAGGCTGGATCAGCTCCAGATTCATCTGCCATCATTACAAGAGTTAAATAATCAGTTTGCATAGTATATTGATTTGTAGTTATATAAACAAAATATTCTGCTACTGCTTGAGTTAATGGTTTCGACTTAGCCGTACCCATTATAAAACTTCCAGCATCTGCTATAGCCGCCCCCGTACCATCATAAATTTCAAACCATATATTAGTTGTATTAACCTTATCCAGATAAGCATAAAATTCTACGTGCCATTCCCCGCTTGGTATTGTAGTTATATCAGTTACATCTACAACCCAAGAAGATACAATTATATTTGTCCCAGATAATGTTTTTACTCTCGTTACTGCCGATGCCTGCGGAGTAGAAGAAGTTACATAATATCCCGGAGTATGTTCTGTTGATTCTGTAGAATATAGATACCGCAATAAAGCTGTTTCTACAAGACCTTCTATTTGCTCTGTATTAGAATCTATATCAGTTCTATTAGTAGTTGTATCAATACGCAATTGATTAATTTCAGCAGTATTTGTATCAATATCTGTCCTATTAGTTGTAGTATCAATTACAAGTTTTGCAATCTCAGCAGTATTTACAACTACCGCAGCCGTTGATAATGCTACATTATCTACATCATTACCAGCAGCAGTTTGAAGTTTCTCCGTAACAACAGTAGAAGAAAATACAAAAGTATAATTTGTGTATTCCATAGTTTCTGTTCCCATCATAATGCTTGTAGCGGTCCATGTTGAACCATCTAACCACCATATCGCAGATACGCCCGAAGCTGTGGAAATATCTACGCTTCCAGAAAAAGTTACATTCAAAGCATTATTAGAGGAATCAAAACAATAACTTAAAACATTCTGCGAAGTCAAAGAAGTTTGGCTTGCAAGAGCATTGCCGTCAGAATCCCTAAAAACCAAGCACAAAACATTTTGTGCGGTATATTCTGTAGGACCAGCTCCATAAATCAAACTTGCAACACACAATATCAACATCGATAAAATTAAAATCTTTTTCATTTTTATTCTCCTCCACCTGAATAGCCTGTATATTTATGCCCCTCTGGTTGCCTCTGTTTTAAATCCTGCAACTCTCTGGGTAAATGTCCGGTTGTTACTGGTATGTTCTTCTGGTAGGTAGGTCTCGTAACCATAATATATCTGGTACAATCCGGAAAATGAGCAAATTTCTTCCGAGGCGTTTCTTTCTCGCCTTCCCGTGTACCAGCGTATTCGTCCCATTGATAATGGAGAAAACCTGAAATACATTTCGGTACTTTGTCCTTAAAGAAAACTATTCCTGGGTTCCCCTCTTTATCAAGCCTCAAAGCTTCATCAACGGCGTTCTTACCTATTGTCCACGTCTTTGTTGCAGACCTATAAGCCAACCTATTCGGCGGTCTTAAAAACTCTCTCTGAGCTGAACGTCCCGTGATCCTGTCAGGCGTAGCGCTCAACGGGTCAATGAACCTGAATCTTATCCTGTCCTTGCTTTCTTTCGCCTTCACTCCTTCAGATATCTTTTTTATCGTATCATCAATTTCAAGTTCATCATACGCATAGGCTCTCCCTTGCGGGTCAATAGCAATCCACAATAAAGCGCAGGGAGTCCGGGGATGATAATCCATAGCATGATATCTTGTCCACTCTTTCGGTATCGGGAAGGATTTTACGCAATGTATCTGAGAATCAAACTGCTTATATATCAATCCGCTCAAGTGTTTGAAGCGTCCATGTAACCGAGCTTCCTTCTCGTCCTGAGTCAATCGGCTGGCAAAATCTTCTTTTTCTTTATCGGAAATATATGTGTTATCCCTTTGATCGAAAGTCCATACGTCCGGCTGATTCTCTTCAGGCCCACCCTGAGTATATATCTCGTCATATATCCAAGGCTCAGTCAAAGGCGTCATAGCAATCCAGCATAACCCTGCATACCGCATCAACCCTCTCATTGTCGCAATATACTTGTCTCTCGGAGGCGGTTCATCAAACTGCGCCCAATGCCCTACCCAGCCTTCAAATATTTCCGTCTTTTGTTCATAGGAGAGAAAATCTACAGTTGAACCATTCTTGTAAAATATCTTCTTCAGTTCCCCACCGGGATATCTCTTTATCTTCGCAACTTCATCCCAAGGACAATATTTCTCATACTGCTCATTTATATTCTCACCAATACCCTTCTGCAAATCAGTCGCTACAACTCTGCCCTTGTTCGGAACAGGAATCTTTTTTGTCTCGTGTATTCCCAGACTAATTTTTATCCCTTCAGCCGAAGCGCTAATCGACTTACCACTCTGGTTCGCCCCGCTTATCAACCGCACTTTCTTTTCACTCAAATGAAAAGGTTTCTGATGCTCTTGAGGCTCATAATACAATATCGCAAAATGCTTCTCTTTATACTCTATGTCTGCCTTTATGGTACATAAACGAGCTAGTTCCTTCTCGTCCAAATTCAGTTCTAACCATTGTATCTGCTCATCATCGTTAAGCCCGTTCGGACAACCTAACCCCGCAACAACATCATCAAACCTGACCGCCTTAATCTGCTCTATCATAATTTCAGTTTGTTTTTTAACTCCCGGCTCTTCTTCTCTGCCTTTATCTGCGCTTCCATCATCTCTCGCCTTGCCCTCTCCCTCTTCATTATATTTTTCAACTCGTGTGCTATAAATATCTTCAGCAAAGGTATCTTTGTCAAAACCCTGTATATCGCCTTGACATACATCGACGTTTCAAAATCCCTGTAATCAGTCATTACCAAATGCTGATTGAACATTCTCTTGAACTCGTTGTAATCATCTATGAATCTTGCAAAGGTTGCGTCTCGCATTGCGCCTCCTGCTCCTTCTTTATAAACGTTATGCTCTTCTTGTACCTATCCACTCCAACTATTCCTGAAAAATATTTGTCGTAATCAATTACGTTCAACGTGTCCTTATGCCCGCTATGTAAAAGCCTCTCTATCTCCAACCGTATCATCTTCTCAAAATCCAAATCCATATTGTCGTTCTTGTCCAAATGATATACCAACGTTTTTATTCCTTGCATTTTAATATCCTTTTACGGGGAAAATCTGTCCAGAACATATAATGATTTCCACCGACTTTCCCCCGATTGATACCAAACTCTTATATACAAATTCCAGGCATACAGAAAAAAAGCTCTTAAAATGCGAAATGCCCGCATAACATAATAACTTATTATCGGAACCAAAACCCGACAAAACGTTTACACGGGATAAAGTCATATAGCAAACGGAAGACAAAACGTTTACGCCTCTTGATAAGTTTACAATAATCTGTTTACAAGGCTTGTTTACATTCATTTTTTATCCTTGCGCTTCCTGATATAATCCAGCATATCGCCTTTACTCTTGAACTTGATTTCGACTCTATCCGTAGGCCCTCCAGAAGCTAGAGCGTGTTTATCTGTCATGATCCCCGCAATAGTGGCTAATGCTGCCCCGCTCGATTCTTCTAGCTTCTTGTCGGTGATATGGTTAACTGCTCTACGTGTTACGTCCAGGAACCCAGAGACAACCTTTTTATATTTTTCGTTATCAGTCTCAAGCATTATCTCTCTATTTTCCTTTTTAACTTTGTCAATGTGAGCCAAGTTCTTAATTTTGATATGTCTAATAGCTTCATGCGTTAGTTTTATATTAGCCTCTGTCAATTTTTGAGATACGTGTCTAAGAGATAAGCCTTGAATGAGTAAAGAGATAACTAAGGTTTTAGTTTTCTCATCGATATGAGTTTTAATTTTCTTTTTAGTGATTTGCTTAGGTGAGTAATGAAGTTTTTTAGATTTGTGATTTTTAGTTTTAGACATTTACGATCCTGTAGTTACGAAAGAGTAAGAGCTTACGGAACTATAGATACATAGATACTAGATACGAAAGGCTTAACAACAATACGCCATAAAGAACATACAAGCTTATAATGTTTTATATATAAATGGTTGTTATATAGTTTAGTGTTTGTCATTTGATACATATATAACATAATATATTATAGTTGTCAAGGGTTAATTTTTCAAGGTATATTTTAGAGGTTTATATTATGTTTTAGTTTTCCGACGATAAAAGAGGGTATTTATGAGCTAATATATGATTATGAGTTTTTTTTTAAAAGCCTTGACAAATACCGGAATATGTGTTAATATATACTAGGTTAAGACAATGGCTAAAATAAACAAAGTCTCAAGATTTTTTAATCATAAATTACCTGAAACCCTGTTAAGCTTGAGCGTAAGCTTGAGACAATTTAGCCATTGTTTGCTTAACAGGGTTTTTCAATTTAATCGGATCAACACAATAAAAGATTTACAAAAGGAGGTGAGCATTGAAGCAATCAGCAAACAAATCTAAAAACAAGGGAGATTTAAAACAATGGAAAAAGTATTAAATTTTAAGTGGAGCGTATCAAGAGGACGGGGCACGTACGGATATAATATCTGTTCGTTATACGTGGACGGCATGAAAGTTGAATCAGTAGACGGCGGGGGCTATGACATGAAAGGATCAGTCCTTGCCCGGTTCATTGTTTCAGCGTTCCAGCCTGAATTAATGAAGATTAAAAGGAAAGCAAGCAGCACTTGGAACGGGAAAAACTACAAACATCATAAACACGGGTTTTATGGTATGACTTACAACAGCAAAGAAAAAAGAGTCAGGCTTGACGGCGCTTGTGGCTTCAGTTGTATTGAAAAAGTAATCGAAGCAATAGGGCTTAAACTGATATATAAAGGCGAAGAAGGCAAAAACAACACACTTTATATATTGACGGATCAACCAGAAGCACACGCAAGGCAAAAAACGCCTTATGAAGTTAATGGCGATATAAACAAGCGGGAAATAAAATATATTAACAAAAGTATGGGCTATTACTTTTTTAGTGGTTCAAGTATGCGGTTTTTCAATTGCAAGCTTGAAACTAAAGGGAAAGCCGGTAAATATAACGACGTGCCTGGCTGGTTCTTTGTTACAAGTGAACAACATGACACGGAACCCCGGCTATATAGCGCTCGTTTTATGCGTAATTCCGGCAGCATTGACACGCTGGGAGCTTTCCAAGGGCATAAGACAAGAGGCGAAGCATTACAGGCTATAAAAGAGCTAAAAACAGCTATTTAAGAGGTATAGGGGGGCTTCTATCCTGCTCGTATAAGCGGGCAGGAATAGAAGTCTTAAATAAAAACAAGGGAGGTTTTAATTATGATTAGATCAGAACAAGGGGAAAAAATCAAAGAAATAGCAAGGGCTGAATTTATAGACTTGCTCGGAAGTGATGAAGATTTTAATAATGAATGGGGAAACACTAAACAAGCCGGATCAGATGAACTAGGATATTATGAAAAAGATTTCGACGAATGGTATCAAGGAGTATTTTTACCTTGTATAATATGTGAAGAGTTTGGGATAATGGCAAGCATAAACAAAGGACAATAAATACAAAGCGGGTACGCTGGGCCTTCCTTGCGGTGTACCCGCTATGATCCTACAAGGAAGACAAGGAGGAATCAATGTCAAGAGAAGAATTAAACGCAGTAGCGCAGATTTACAATGTAACGCCTGAAAGATTGATTGACTCAATGAAAGAAGAGTTATTGACAGGGCGTCCCCGGATTAGTTTTCTCGGTGTCGTTTATACCTGGCACGAGTTAAAGAAGATTTATGATGATATTAAATTGACGGAGGTTAAATAGTATGAAAAAAGCTATACGCTGGTTAGCGATTTATTTAATACTGGTTGGAATATTTACTTTTTTATTATCTATTTGTTTGTCGTTTATTTATTCATTTGTTAAGGATGAACACGCTGGAAGCGTTTCTCTTGTTATGTTTTCAGTTTCAATTGCTATGATGCTAATAGGTATTATAGTTGGGAATGTAGCTGAATAAAAAAAACCCGCTCTATATTTGAGGACTTTCGATACTTGATATAAAGCGGGTTTATTTTATCTGTTTATTGATAGGGCTTTTATTCGTCGTCTTCAACTTCCCGGATTTCTATTTTCTCTTTGGTTCGTGTATGAGTTTTTTTGTATTTCAGGATCGCTATTTTCCCGTTGGAAGTTTTCATCTTGACGATCTTCTTGCCTTCCTCTTTCATTAATCCCATTAGTTCGGAATTTTCCGAGTCGCATTTTGCCTGTTGGACCTGGAGTTTCTTCTCTTCTGCTAGGCATTTCGTTGCCTGCTTTCCGAGTTCGCTCTGGGTATTCTCGAAGCCTTTAATCGTTGTTTGTTCCTGAGCCATTATTTAATCACCTCCCGTTTATTAAAATTTATGCCCGCAGTTCCGGCAAATATATTTTTCTTTCTGTTTTATAGATACTTCAAATATAGATAGAAGCCGGGTTTTCCAGCTTTTACATTTCGGGCAATCAACAAATAAACCTTTCTTTTTCTTCTTCATGGTTTATATAAGCGCCTGCCGTATTCAGCCATCAATACACTATCGCAACGCCCTGTTAATAGCCTTCCCCGTGTTGTTGTGAATTGTTGTCCCGGAAATAGTTGTTGAGCTACCTGAAACGCTTTGGCTTTAGTGTCGCCGGATATTGAAAATTCTTTCTGCCATTTCTTAGGGTGTACAACATCATGCCTGACTTGAAATGCTGACAATATACCTTCATACATTCCGAAGCCTCGACCAGTTGAGAACATAGAAGACACGCCTTGACCGGGCATTGCCTGAGCTTTCTCCAGTACAACAAAAACTTCTTCTCTTGAATACTTCAATATGTTGTGCCGGAATATTTCACATATTGCCTGAATACAATAACGTCTTCGCTTTCCCTTCTTGGTCTTCTCAAATATAACAGGAATATCAAACAGCGTACTTCCTTGCGACTCTTCAATTAATGCGATGCCTCCATCAAGTCCCGGATCAATCCCTACATAAATCATTAGTAACTACCCCCTTCTTGATTTTCTTTTTTTTCTTTGTATTCCCAATCACTTGCCCCCCTTGCGACAGCAGCGAGCGTCCAATTACCAAGCTTATCAAATTGTTCTCCTAATTCATCAATACACTCAATAACTTTGCGATAGTCCCCGTCAAAATATTCCAAAAGTTCGTTTGCGTATTTAACCCACTTTTTATAATTCAGTTTATTCCATTTCTTTATTTCTCTTATTTTTTCTGTTTGTCCGGGTTCTACATCTTGTAGTTCTGGGCGCTTCTTAAACATATAACACGCAATGATTTTTTGTAAAGGTGTTTTCGGTTCAAATGTAAGATTTTTGTCCTTCCCTTTCCCTTCCCCTTTACTATAATTATTATCTTTTGTAGTAGTATCTATTGTAGTATTATCTATTGTGGTACCCAATAAAGGCAAAGGCTCTTGCCTTATTTGGCAAAGCTTTTTGCCTTTTTTGGCAATGATTTCTGGCTTTGCCTTTTTTGGCAATGGCTTCCAAAGATTCGGGTTCGTCTGTAAACCTATTTTCCCATTGCCTTTTTTGGCAATGATATTCATAGCAAATAATTTTTTTAAGCTATGAGAAATCCGGGGCTTGCTCAGGCCTGTAGCAACAACAAATTGACTCAGCGCAATCCAGTCTTCTTTTTTTGAAAATCCATAAGTTTTGCGTATTATACAATCAAGCACTTGGCGGGCTTCCCCTGGAATCCGGGTACGACATAAAGCTTCCAGTATTTCATGTTTAATTTTTGTAAATTTAAAATCTACTTTCACGCATCACCTTTATTTTTCTTCAAAATATTTTTAAGACAATTATAGTCAGTAAAAGCAGAATAATAAGTATTAATTTGAATTTCATATCACTCCTGTTTATTTTGGGTTAATACCCCTCTACTTTTTTGATTTATATTGAATAATCGTATTGCCAATCATGAACCTTACCACAACGCATACAGCGATATGCTCCGTATTTTGAATGTCCATTGTCTATAATTCCCTCTGATACAAAATCATGCCCTTTCAACTTTTACCTCCTCATACAACCCATTCGGGTAAACAAGCTTCTAGCATTGCTTCCTGTGCATGGTTGCCTTGTATGTCCTTTATTTCTTCTCTTTCTATTGCCCATATTTTCCACGCCCAAGCTTCCATACATTTATTTATTTCTGGCGGTACTGGACTAAAGTATTCCTGTTCTATACCGGAGGCGTGTTTATAATATAGGTATTTTCTGTCAATACCATCCATTTTCATATTATACAACTCATAATATAATCCTGTTTTGCTGTATGTCCATTTATCTATTGGCTTAGCATTAAGAAATTTTAATATCCTTTTTGCGCCTATCTTGTTTATCCCTTCACGCCTGACATCAATATTTACTTCTTCTATTATCTTTTTAGCATCAAGTTTATTAGCCGGAGTATTCGCTAACCATTCTGGTATAGGAATACCATTAGAAGCATATAGGGAATATCCATCAGCATATTTTACAGACGCTCCATTTTGATTATGTAATACATCACCCTTAAAATGTAACCCAACTGGTTTTTGTGAGATAAAAACAAAATCTTGGAATACAAATATATAATGTGTATTTTTTGTTACTTCTTTGAATATTTCCCAGATAGATTGGGTTTTTTTATCTATTGATTTAACTTCTGAAATTAGAAAATCATAAAAAGCACAATATCCACTACGACAATTACCATATTGATAAAACCAACCTACGGGATAATATTCTAACTTCATTTTTTTAAGCTGGCTGCGCAACTGGCTGTACAACTGGCTGTCCAACTGGCTGTACAACTGGCTGCGCAACTGGCTGTACAACTGGCTGTCCAACTGGCTGTCCAACTGGCTGTCCAACTGGCTGTACAACTGGCTGTCCAACTGGCTG